GTAAAAGAACAAGCGTTTGTTCATTTTATCTTTTTAAGTTTTTAGTATGGAAAAAGATGGAAAGTCGTCAACGTGGTCCTCCTTCTCAACCGCCCTCTCTGAAATCCAGAAAGAACGGGTACCGGGCCTGGAGGAGAAAACATCCATTGACTTTGAGGTTGATGGAAAGAGATACTCTCTTGTATCCTCGCGTAAGCCAACAGACCGAGAAGTCGAGCTCAAGTCACTGATTCCTTCAGCAATACTAACTGAACAGTTATTGTCCAACGAACATATCGGTAAGTATTTCGAAAGAATTAGAAAAGCTTTAATTGTTAAAAACACCCAAGCAGACTTAGTTGAACTCTTGAACTCATTCACTACAGTGCTGACTAATATTCACCAGGTTTCATTGTACATTGAACACCATCCGGACACAACTGCGGTAGCTAAAAGTTTTGAAAACTATAAACTAAAGAAAGATTTATCAAAGTGGAAGCTAGATATGTTAAACTCTTTAAGTACTGTAGATGGTAGGGTCCAAATTCATGTCAATGAAATCTTAGCCATGTTTCATGGTGTGAAAAATGCCGCTCAAAAGGATGCACAGATGAAAGAAGAAAAAGCACGTAAGTTAATGAAACAGCAGGTTGAGCTTGCTCGACAAGAGTTTGAAGAAAGAATTAAACATGTTAGACCTTTTCAAGGACTTATGTTATTAACTGGTTCTTTCAAAGAACAGTCTGATCGTGTTCATGAAATGGCTAGGCAAGAATGGATGAGCCTTCCTGACACTGAGAAATCTTCAGATTACGATGCTTGGGCACAAGCATGGTGGGCAACACGTAAGGACGGGGAGATATTTGCAGTTCTCGAATCAACAGTGATGACAGAGGAATTCTTGGAGTTCTTTTCTCAGCACTGGCTTTTTCGAGGCTGACCGCCTTACATGGTCACGACGCTTTAAGCAATCAGTGTCTAGATATGGTTATGGTTTTAATAAAGAAAAAAAAATAGATACAAAATTCAAAAACTTAAAAAAAATAAATAATATACAAAAACATCCTCCTCTAGTTGGTAGAGGTCCGTGCCAACGCAATCTTTTCTTTGAAATACTCTAAGATCCATGGGTGGTAGTGAAGTTCGTGCCATAGATTTGTACAAAAATTATGGCAGATTTGGCGGTTCACGAGTGGATTCCATTTTATACATGAAGAATTTTGATAAAAAGTATCCTACTCTTGATTTAGACTGGAAGTCAAATAAAGAGTGGTGCTTCGAAATTTTTGGAAAAGTCAATCATATCAAGTTGTTTGACATGGAGTACTGCTTGGATGTTCCAGATGTCCCTTCTGACACTTCGCCAGGTATTACGTACAAAAGACTTGGTTTCATAAAGAAAGCTGATGCTTTACCTGTTTGCTTATCACATCTAAGAGATGTGCTTAAGAAAATTGAAAAACATGAGTTACAAACACTACCGGAAATTGCGTGGTGTATTGCAGGTAGGCCAAAGTTTACTGAATTAAACAAAGCATTTCAGAAAGTTTATGATCGACAGTCCGTAGGACGGAGTATTTGGGTGTCTGACATGGAGGAGGCTATATTATCTAGACATTTTACTAGATATATTGATAAAAATATTACTGGGACTCCCACATTCCACAAGATAATGATTAATTTCGATAAAGTCAAAGATGCTAAACACTTACAAAACTGGGTAGAACAATATGATTATATAATTGAAGCTGACTATAGTAAGTTTGACAGTAGTGTTCCTGCTTGTGTTGTTAGAAAAGCTTTCCAAATTTTTAAGGAGTTATTTATTTGTTTTTCGATCATACTACCGCTACTGTTTATGATTTTGATCGAAAATTTCTTAAATAGTAAGGTAGATCTAAGTGATGGGAGACTGCTTCAAAAATTCGGAGGAGTACCATCGGGTTCAGGATTCACATCCATCATTGGATCGATTTGTAACTATATTATGTTGGACACCTGTTTCATGAAGATGGGACTCGATAAGAATCGGTGGTCAGCAATAGTATACGGTGATGACTGTCTGATAGGCATTAAGAAACCTTTACACAAACATGAAGATTCAGCTTTTAAAATCCGTAAGTTAATGTTAAAGTTTATGCAGCTTCTTTTTGATATCACTCTCGATCCCAAAGATACCAAGTTAGTGTGTGAAAAGTATGTTAGTGTGATAATACCGGAGTATGACGAAGACACCACTAATGGAACTTCATTATTAAAACCGTCAAAGATCACTAGAATAGAAAAAGAACCCGACACATTTCTTTTATCAAACTCTAGCTCACATCGATGGTGGTATAGCTTTGAGAAAACGAAGTTTCTTGGGTACTCTTTAACATGCGATGGTAGGCTGATCAGACCAACTCGCGATGTACTAGCTAGAATCTACAATCCAGAAAAGCCGGTTAAGAGTTGGGATGAACATGTTACACTACTTAAGATGGCTTACCTAGAAAATTATGAAAATGCACATACACGTAATAGAATTTATCATTATCTTATGGATGCATGGTGGGTAATCCATCACGGTTGTCCGCAACGAGCACTACCTGATGTAGACTACACTGTATCGAAAGGAAGGTGTTTCCATAGATATACAARTCATTATGTTCATTTAAGATGGGAACCTTCACTTCAAGGCTTTCATAACTTTTTTGATAATTTTGACTTTAATATGTTGAAACTTCATATCCAGGTAAGTTTGAACGAATTTTATTACTCACGTGTGAAACGAGGAAGATTAAGCTCTTCACTGTTTGACATGAGTATGAGACCAGCTCATTACCACAGTGTAGCATACTTGTGCAAGAAACTTGGTATGGTTACTCCTCAAGTAACCACAGCGTACACATATAGTAAAGAATGGTTTCATTCCCACCCAGGGATGCTTAAGAACATAAAGAAAGTTTTAAGGAAAAGAATGCAATTCTATCATCAAGATGGTGGACGAAAAAAATTTAAAAAAATGTTACAAAACTTCAAAAAAATAAGACAGGGAGTTTTCCTTTTTATATCCTAACAAACCATTTACCATACATAATCCAGATATCATTGCGGCGTTGTAATTACGACCCTATGAAAGTTAATTAATCTGAAACGAAAACACCTCCGCTTAAAAGGTGGGCATTATATGCCTTGG